GTTACGGTATACAATCGTGATCGTCTCATGACATACATTCGCAACGGACCTGCTAAGTATCCTGGTGCCAAGTCAGTCTTTCTAAAGGATGATCAGAGACCTATCTCACTTAAGTATGTCAATCCCGAGCTTATTGACCTAAAGGATGGCGATATTGTACATCGTCATCTTGTTGATGGAGATGTAGTTCTCTTCAATCGACAGCCTTCTCTTCACAAGGGTTCTATGGAGTGTCACCGTGTTCGTGTTCTTCCTTACTCAACATTTCGCCTTAACGTCTCTGCTACCAAGCCTTATAACGCTGACTTTGATGGTGATGAGATGAATATGCACGTTCCACAGAGTATTGCCGCAGCTACGGAAATTAAGTATCTTGCGAGTGTTCTTCGTCAGATTGTATCGCCTCGCACTAATGCAGCGATTATCTCGGTCTTTCAGGATACGCAGACAGGTATCTATCGTCTTTCGCAGCCAGAGGTTCTTATTCCCGAGCACATCGCCATGAATATTCTATCTCGCATGAAGAAGCCTCTGTCTACCTACATTCGTCAAAATAAGAGTCTTTCCGGACAGGATGTTATCTCCAGCGCACTTCCGGCGATTGACTTTGCCGGTAAGGTTAGTGTCAAGAATGGTAAGCTTGTAAAGGGTATTCTTAACAAGGGTGCATTTGCCTCTACAACTGAGGGTCTTGTTCACATGATTTACTCAGACTTTGGTCCTGATCGCGCAGGACAGTTCATTAATGATATTCAAAACATTGTAACCAAATATAATTTGTTTACTGGCTTCTCAGTTGGCCCATCCGATCTTGCTACAAACAAGGAAACTGATGAGGTTATCAAGCGCACTCTCGCAGAGGGTCGACAGAAGGTATCAGACATTCTATCAGACATTCATTCCGGTAAGTTTCTCAACGGATCTGGTCGTCCAGATGGAGAGGAGCTAGAAAATCAGATTCTGAATGCTTTGAAGACCGTTGCCTCCACCATTGGCGATGAGTCCATGAAGAGTCTTCCTAAGACGAACCGCATGGTTCAAATGGTTGACTCAGGAGCAAAGGGCTCCGCACTAAACATTACTCAAATGTTGGGTCTTCTTGCTCAGCAGCAGGTAGCAGGTAAGCGTATTCAATATACGCTACAGGATCGCACACTTCCTCATTTCACTAAGTTTGACGATGGTATGGAATCACGTGGATTCGTAGAGAACAGCTTTATTACTGGTCTACGTCCTGCCGAGTTCTTCTTTCATGCTATGGGCGGTCGCGAGGGTCTCATTGATACAGCTGTAAAGACATCAGATTCTGGCTACATTCAGCGGCGTCTTGTGAAGACTATGGAGGACCTTCATGTTGCATATGATGGCACAGTTCGTAACGTAAATGGCTCTATCTTTCAGCATCAGTATGGCGGTGACGGTGTTGATAGTGTATATACTGAAAATCAACCTATTGAGCTTCCCGTGATGTCGATGGAGCAGGTGTATCGTGACTTTGGTGCTTCAAAGGCTGATTTTGAGGAAGTAGTAAATGGTGATGTTGGTGAGAATCCTCCTGATCTAACCGAACAACTTCTTCTTGATCGTGATTCACTTGTTAAGAATGTGTTTCGATTTAAGAAGGGTTCTTCTGTAATGTCTCCTGTTCCACTCAAGCGCATGTGTGATAAGTTCAATAATCCATATGCAACCAAGACTGACCTGACACCTGACTACGTAGTTTCTGAGCTGACAAAGTTCTCATCTCAGTCGTGGATTGAGCACAATAAGTTATTCCATATTCTGCTTCGATTCTATTTGGCACCCAAAAAGTCAATCATTAAGATGCGTATGAGTCGTGATATGTTTGACGAACTTCTCACGGAGGTTCGCTTTCGTTACATTAAGAGTCGCGTACATCCTGGTGAGATGGTTGGCACTCTTGCTGCGCAGTCTATCGGAGAGCCTACGACACAACTTACATTGAATACCTTTCACTCTGCAGGCACGGCTAAGGCGAATGCTACGGCTGGTGTTCCTCGTATTGTTGAGCTTCTTGGCGCATCACACAATCCCAAGAATCCGGGTAATATCATCTATCTTGACCCAAGCATTGCTGGCTCACAGGTAGCAGCTATTTCTAAGATGAAGGATATTCAGAAGACTACTCTTCGTGATATCACTAAATCAGTTCGTATCTATCATGATCCAAATCCTCTGTCAACAAATACTGCTGTTCAAGAGGATCGTGAGATTCTTCAAACATATGAGAAGTTCTCGGTAACGCAGGGAAATACATGTGTATCACCTTGGATTATGAGACTTGAACTTGATACTACTGAAATGGCTGCTCGCCAAATCATCGACATGACACTCATTCAAACAAAGATTGAAAACAATAAAGTTCTTCGTGTCTTTAGCTGTGTTCACACGGATACCAACTCTCCCGACAAGATGGTTCTCCGTATCGTATTTGGATCTGATATGGTGAAGAATGCGCTATCACTTCGATTTATTGAAGATAAGCTACTTGACACTGTTCTGCGTGGTGTAGAAGGAATTGGTCGTGTGTTTGTTCGTGAGATTAACGATGAGCTAATTTATGATGAAAAGGTTGGTGGGTATACTCCTCAAAAGCAGTATGTTCTTGATGCAGAGGGAACGAATCTTCTTGACCTTGCTACGGTAGCCAATGTTGATCCTCTGCGAAACTGGTCAAATGATATTCACGAAGTCTTGGATGTCTTTGGTATTGAAGCGGTTCGTGTAGGACTTTACGAAGAGTTTATGGAGGTGTTTAAATCTGGAGGTGAGTCAGTAAACTATCATCACATGATTACTCTCGTAGACACGATGACCTATTTGGGTCGCATTATGGAGGCTAATCGATTTGGTATGAATAAGGGTGAGAATGGTGTTCTTGCTAAGTCATCCTTTGAAGAGACTTCCAAGATTCTGTTTAATGCCGCGCTTTCTGCAGATTTTGATAACATGAAGGGTGTGTCTGCGAATATTATGTTCGGTCAGAAACCCCCTTGTGGCACTGGGTTTGTTGATATTCTTGTAGATGAGTCAAAGCTTCCCGAAGGAACAGAGGAGGATCTATCTGTCTTCGAAGCAGACCTTGTGGCTGCCAATGCAAGAGTAGATGCCGAAGATAGAAAGGACGCAGAGCAAGGCGGTGTTCGTATGGAAGATATTGATATGGCTTGGTAATTACCTAAACATTGGCCCAAAAATACTATCAACCAGTATAACTCGTAGAAGCATATGTCCTCGTGTTAGATAGGTAATAATTAGTAATGCTACAAAACTAAGAAACGTATATAACACTGGATTAGATGTATTTTTTTGCATATATGGGTATGTGTATGTTATTGTAATGTATATGAATGCTACTAAGAAAAACATAATAGCAATCATATTTACCGGTGTCATTTGTATAGAAAACGGATTTGATTTATCAATTAAGGATGAATAGCAAGAATGTACGTTCCAATCAATTATCAAATTAACACCGCCAATGAGATTGGAGTGTTTGTCTCAAATCTAAATGAAAGGTATCCTATGTGGAATGACCTTATCACAATTGACTACTTCTATCACCATCATATGCCAGACTACGATGGTGGTCTCTCCTTTCTTGATAGAATTGATAAGAAGCTGGGAGAGTTTCATCCTGAATGGAACATTGCAGACCTAAAAAATGCTGTTCGATATGCACAAAACCCCGTTTCGGTATATGCAGATATCATTCAATATATGTTCAATGAGCCACGAGATATACTATACTATGGTATCTAATTTACCAACTCCATGAGCCACCAAACCCACTTTGATATACTGCCAACGATTTAGGGTATTTTTTCTTTAGACAGTTATGAAGTAATTTATCATCGCTCGTAATGCACTGATTCGGTTGCGCAGGACGATATTCTGAATCATTCACCATAAAAGGGTAAATCTTCTCCGTGTCAATGATGTGTATATTGTCACGCGGTTTGATTCCTTTGCGAAAGAAATATGGACCTGTTTCTCTATTGATAAGAACATTGTAAAAATCAATCTCTTTCAAAGTAGCAGGATGAAGAAGACGTTTTAGACAAATACATCCAGGAACACACGCAAAGAACCCATTGGAAATATAGTGGCCTGAACCACCCTTACACTTTAATCCACACGGGTCTTCATTTGCTGTAATCAATTCAAAGTTCTTGTGTTTTTCAATATAATTAAAGAAGGCATCACTTACTTCAAATAGTGAGTCCATATAGATACCTCCAAATCTATGAAGGAACTCATATCTTGCTAAATCAGCTACTTGTGCGTATCGCGATTGTCCAATTTCTTCTCCTATTTCCATTGATGTTTGAATGTAGTCATATGTAATTGGCAGTATTTCTTGTTTCAAATCATCATTAGTCCATAACTTGTAAATAAACCCATTTTTATCAGCGCACTCTTTGGCACTCTTCATTAGGTTGTATCGGACCGATGTTGTATCGAGTGGTTTACCAAACCATATTTGATGAAACACCTTTGGAATTTCACGTTTCATTGGAAGATAAATGGCTTCATTAAAGAAATGTGTGCGCTCTGAAGGTTTTAGTTTGTTACCATTTTTATTATAAAGCTTTTTACATAGATCCTGTGTCTTTGCATAAAAGACTAATAAATTACGTTTGAGTTCAATTTGAGATGCAGACAACTTAGGACCAACTCCAAAGGACTTTGCTTCAGAAAAGTGTTTCTTAACTAGACGGTGAACTGTGCGATGATGCTCGTGGCCATATTCTCCAATATCACTGTGTGTTAGAACTAGTTTCCAGTTGTGCTTGGATAACTGAGCCAATCCATCTTCAAATGGTGTTCCATAAAATTGTTTATCAGATTCATCAGGATCTTCGGTATATTCTTCTTTTATGTCATACATCACATATCGAGTTACACTGCAAAATGACATAGTGCGATAAAATTCAAGTGATCGTATAGGGTCGCTTAGATGTGAGGCACACACTACAAACCACCCAGATTGCATTAGTAAATTTATACCTCCCCATAAGACGTCATCATCAGGATGAGCGACTATAAGGAGTTTGTCAACATCCATTATTTAGTTCATTGGAATTAGTTGGAGTAGGCAAGACCACCCATGCCAGACATCACGCGAAGGATGTTATAGTTTATCGCGTAGACACGAATATCGTAGTTCTCTAGATCAGCCTTTGAAATTGCTGCATCGCCAGTTACACTAAACACTAAAGTGGCTGTATCAATGCGGGAGAAGTTGCACGTGCCAGAAGGTTGGTGCTCTTCGGGCTTGATAGCAAACGAGTATGCATACACACCAGGAGCTGCAGTTCCACTGTGGTGCTGAAATGGCTGAACGAATTGATAATATGAGCCAGGAAGAGCAGCCACACGGTCTTGACCGTTCAACTGTAATGCGCAATTATAGATAATAGTATGATAATTTAGAGGAGCGATTTGAGCGCTAGTGCCATATAGTTTTGCGAACCTACAATTTCTATTAGCAGATTGCTGTGTTACCCAGATGAGCTCCTTTACTGGGTGATTGAATGTAAGATCAATACGCTGCTGAGCTGACGTCATTCCCTTATCCTCGTTGAACTGAGTCTGCTCAATGAGATACTCATGTGACTCTTGCGCCATGCGACGACGCTCTTCTACATCAAGGTAAATGTAGTCAATAAGAAGATTAGCCTGTCCAGGTCCCGAAGAAATAACAGAGCCATTAGTTTCACTCCTAAAAATCTGGTCAGTGCTGTTCCACATAATATTAATTTTTACCTCATGATACTGAAGTGCGATAAGAGGAAGTGCTGCTCCTGGATTGCGACAGAAGAAGAAAAATAGAGGAACATATGTCATACCGGTTCTTGCTTCACGTCCATTTGTGCACGTGGATTGACTTGATGGAGCACCCATTACATCCATCTTGGATCGAGCATCTACAGGATACGCAAGAGTGCTCCAGAGATACATGAACTCTCCATACTGGCGATCAATAACCTGACCACCAATATCAATTTCAACATAGTCAATCAAGTTAAAGCCAGCTCTTCTGTCATTATTATATATAGTATTAGCAGTTTCTGTCAGAATCTCAATATACCCTGACGAAACAAGATCAGCATAGCGCGTAAGAATAGCTGAGTGCTTGGTTCCCCAAGTAGCCTGACCGGTCATGTTGACACGAAAGGGTTCCATCGCGAAGTTCGTGTGGCGCTTAAACAGTCCTCTCCAGAAAGTGATTTGAGGATTCCCAGACAGGTATGCATCTTGAGCGCCATAGGCAACGAGTTGTAATAAACCGCCACCCATTTGTCTTTATATGTTACATATACTCAATTTTTTTCAAACGTGCTAACTTACTTCTTGTGACGGCGAGTTCTTCCTCCATGCCGCTTGCGACGACGACCACCCATTTCAACTACATCATCCTTATCACTGTCACTTTCACCACCATAGAGACCTCCTCCAGACTTATGAGACTTCTTCTTGTAAGTCTTACGAGCCGCCTTAATAGCCTTTCCTAGATTAAACTTACGCCCACTCTTCTTCGACTCCTTCTTCTCCTCAGCGATATAGGGTTTCATGTGAGTCATCCATGCGTTAACCATTTTGTTTAAACGCAAAGATTTTAAACCACTCCGTATTTGACTACGTTAAACCGTTACGCTATAGATTGGTGAGGTATGCTTCATAGGTTGAA